ACAAGTCGATCCAATTACTGGGGAGTATTTTCTAGTCATTCCAGAGGCAATAGTGAATGAACTATCATGGTATGAAGATACTGAGATAAGTTTTAAGATTGAGGGTACAGATGTAGTCTTAACCGAACGTGATGAGTAAAACGTTCTATCTTGACAAGGACTAGATAATACTGTATGATATGAATGTAAAATTATTAACCATATGGCTAAAGGATTTACTGTAAAAGCAAAAACGCCCGTTGTAGCAAAAGAACCCGAATGGGACTATGACTTGGCACGAGAGATGGTAAAGGGCAAGTCTGTTGTCTTTTGTTTACCTGGTAGAGGTGTTTCTTACACATATTTGAAGAACTTTGTACAACTGTGTTTTGACTTAGTGCAAGCAGGTGCAAGTATTCAGATTTCTCAAGACTATTCTTCAATGGTGAACTTTGCACGTTGTAAGTGTTTAGGTGCAAATGTTCTACGTGGACCTGATCAGGTTCCTTGGGATGGAAAACTGAACTATGACTGGCAACTGTGGATTGATAGTGATATTGTATTCAATAGTGAAAAGTTCTGGCAGTTGGTTCTAATGGACAAGGACATTGCTGCTGGTTGGTATTGCACTGAAGATGGAATGACCACTTCTGTTGCACACTGGTTAGAAGAGGATGACTTCCGTAATAATGGTGGAGTGATGAATCACGAAACTCTGGAAAGCATTCAGAAGCGTCGGAAGCCATTTACTGTTGACTACACTGGATTTGGATGGTTGCTCATTAAGAATGGTGTGTTTGAACATCCTGAGATGAAGTATCCTTGGTTTGCACCGAAGATGCAAGTGTTTGAGTCTGGTGAAGTACAGGACATGTGTGGAGAAGACGTATCGTTCTGTTTGGATGCGAAGGATGCAGGGTTTGAAATCTGGTGTGATCCTCGCGTTCGCGTTGGTCACGAGAAGACAAGAATCATCTGATCGAATGGCTAACGAACGCTATAATATTCTTTGTAAAGGAAGACGCATTTATACAAGTCTTACAGAAGAAGAATATTTCAACATTATGGAGGATCTGTCGGTAGAGTATTATCAGACAGGTTCTCCAAGTCCTGAAGATCTTGAAACTGAAATTTTATTGGAGGATAACGTATGGCTGCAAAAGCAAAAATCGGTCTGAATAAGAATAGCTCTTATATCCCTGGACCTCCGAAGAAATCTCGCCAAGGCGCGGGAGGGGGAACCAAATATGCCGCGTCTTCTCGCAATGGAGCTCGTAAAAAATACAGAGGACAAGGAAAAGGTTAATCAATGGCATACTTAAACCATAGTCTACCAGATTGGTCTTGTTATATTCGTAATGAGTTTCTGTTTAATCATCAGAAAGGGCATGGTGAAGTGACAAAGTGTGATGTACATTGTGTCGCAAGTATTGAGAAAAGAGTTCCTCTTTTTGAGGCATTTCTTGAAAATGGCGTGAACTGGACTCGGCGTCCACTTCACGCTTTTTGCTGGAAACCAGATGCTCCTATTGAACCTTTAGAAGATATTATGTATTGGGACTGCTTCTCACCATATATTGATGTTCAAAAACGAGCTCGTTTATCTGGTTTACAAGCAGAACTCATTCGTCCTGATGGTAAAAAGGTCGTTGGAACATATATGTTTACTCTTGATTGGTCTTGGGAAAATAAAGGTGTACCAGATCTTAATTTTTCAGAGACTCCAGAGCATAAATGTGCTCATTTATTCAAAGTAGAAACTGGAAATTACTATGCCTATCCAAATAATCGAATTATTTGGTACGATAATGCTTGGACTTTCAATCGAATTCAAAAAAACCCTGGTTATGAAATTGATTTGACGGTTTATTCTGTCGAAAATAAAAGAAAAATGGAAACTTCGGATCATTACATGTACGAAATTACCGACTTAGAAGAAAAATAAATAAATTTTTACTAAAAATTGAGTTGAAACCGTATTCGATGGGCAAACACCTGCTCCTAGAGGTGTATAATGTTGATTTTGAAGCGATTAATGATGTGCAATCACTTCAAAATGCAATGATTCGAGGCATCAACCGTGCGAAGATGACCATTTTGAACACATTTTCGCATTGCTTTCTCCCACAAGGTTGTACAGTCGTCATTGCACTTGCTGAAAGTCATGTTTCTTGCCACACTTGGCCAGAAAATGGGTGTCTAGCAGTCGATGTCTACACGTGTGGGGAAGGAAATCCACGTTTGATTGCTCTTGAGATACTCAAATACCTCAATTCCGACTCATATACGCTCCGTGAAGTCGAACGTTAAATAGACATAAGGAGATAGCAACCTCCTTTATAAAAGTTCTGTTTTATTTACTTAAAACAGGAGCTAAAATGTCGAACTTACCAGTCGATAGAGACCCCAACTACATGAGAGAAATGTGGGGTACTGCTAGATTAGTTACAGATTATGGAAATACACCATCAAAAAGGGTGATTCAAGAGGTCATGCACGATGCTGCACCAAAGCACGACCTCAAAAAACAAGAAGAACTCCATGAACGCATTCGTAATGATGAAGATTACGATGATTGGGAGTATGGGACTGAACCATCATATGGGATTCCTTGGAAATAACCTATAAATAATGGGAGAAAATCCACGTCCAAATGGCAGTCACCAGAGTATCAAGGGCATTTAAGGACATTAGTTTGTCTTTTGAGCCTCATCCTGTGACAAAAGACCTGCCTATTTTGAGAAATGAGAACGCAATTCGTCGTTCAGTCAGAAATTTGGTCGAAACCATCCCAACAGAGCGGTTTTTTAACTCTCTGTTGGGTTCTGAAGTACGTTCAAGTCTCTTTGAGTTCGTTGACTATGGTACTGCATCCATTATTGAAGACCAAATTCTGACGACAGTTCGTAATTTTGAACCAAGAGTCACAAATGTTAAGGTAGATGTTGATCCTCAACCCGATGAAAACACCTTTAACGTGACTGTTATCTTCGATATTATTGGACAAGATGTTCCGACACAAGCGTTTACGTTTATATTAGAGGCAACCAGATAAAATGCCTTTCACTAAATTTACAAATCTAGACTTTGATCAGATTAAAACATCAATAAAAGATTATCTTCGTGCAAACTCAGACTTTACTGATTTTGACTTCGAAGGTTCTAACTTTTCTGTTTTAATCGATACTCTAGCGTATAACACATATATCACAGCATTTAACTCAAACATGGTTGTGAATGAGTCTTTTCTAGACTCGGCAACCTTAAGAGAAAATGTCGTTTCTCTCGCAAGAAACATTGGTTACACACCACGCTCTAGAACGGCAGCAAGAGCGCATGTAACTATTAGTGTACCAACTAGTGCTGCAAGTCCTACACTCACACTACAGGCGGGTCTAGTGTGCGTTGGTGCAGCAAATGAAAGCACATATACCTTCTCTATTCCAGAAAACGTTTCTACCACCATCAATGGTGGTGTTGCGACCTTTGGAACCACTGAAAGTCCTATTGAAATCTATCAAGGAACCTTCTTAACCAAGCAGTTTGTCGTTGATGGTTCACTAGATCAAAGGTTTATTCTTGATAACTCTTTCATTGATACATCATCTATCGTTGTCTATGTAAAAGGACCATCAGACACCGGTCTTGGTAGAGAATATCAAAAAGTAGACAATATTATTCGTGTTGAAAGAACATCCGAAATCTATCTACTTCAAGAAGTTCAAGATGAAAAGTATGAACTTCTATTTGGTGATGGTATCTTCGGTAAGAAGTTAGAGAATAGTTCAGTTATTACAGTCACATACATTATTACTGATGGTAAAGATGGAAATGGTCCATCAGAGTTTAGTTTCTCTGGAACGTTTAGAGACACAAGTAACAACCCTGTAATTCCATCTGGTTCTGTAACATTAACTACTGTTCAGGGTGCGATGAATGGTGGTGAAATTGAACCAGTATCATCTATTAAATACTTTGCTCCTCGTCTATATTCTGCTCAGTACAGAGCAGTAACATCAAGAGACTACGAAGCAATTATTCAACAAATATATCCAAACACAGAGTCTGTTTCTGTAGTTGGTGGTGAAGAACTGAGTCCACCACAGTTTGGAAAAGTTTTAATTAGTATCAAACCAAAGAATGGTGATTTTATATCAGACTTTGATAAAGAAACTATTCTTTCAAAACTAAAGCAATATTCACTTACAGGAATCAATCAAGAAATTATTGATCTTAAGATTCTTTATGTTGAAATTGATTCTTCAATCTACTACAACTCACCTCAAGTTTCAAACGTCAGTGGTCTAAAATCAACTGTTGTTGATGCATTAAACACATATGCATCTTCTGTTGACCTGAATAAGTTTGGTGGAAGATTTAAGTACAGTAAAATTCTACAGATTATTGATAATGCTGACCGTTCGATTACTTCTAACATTACAAAAGTCAGAATACGTAGAAACTTAAAGGCACTCGTCAACCAGTTTGCACAATATGAACTGTGCTATGGAAATAAGTTCCACATCAATTCTCAAGGATATAACATCAAGAGTACAGGATTCTATATTAGTGGAAACACTGATCTAGTTTACTTTACTGATGTTCCAAATAAGACTTCATCCGGTACTATTGATGGTAGTGGAAAGGGAGTTTTATCAGTTGTAAAAAGAATGAATGATGGTGAGTATAGAGTTATTATCGCTTCTGCAGGAACCATTGATTATACAAATGGTGAGATTCTTATCAACACAATAAATATTACCTCAACTGAAAGAGAAAATAATATTATCGAAGTACAAGCATATCCTGAGTCAAATGATATTGTTGGTTTGAGTGACCTATATCTAAGTTTTAGTATTTCAGATAGCACCATAAATATGGTTAAGGATGTTATTTCTTCTGGAGAGGATATCTCTGGAGTTACCTTTACAAGAGATTACTATACATCAAGCTACTCTAACGGAGAACTGGAGAGGAAATAAAATATGATCGCAACTGGTTTTGACGTAAGAGTTAAGATTCAGCAAATTGTTCAAAATCAAATACCTGAATTTTTACTATCAGAATCTCCAAAAGCAGCAGACTTTTTAAAGCAATATTACATCTCACAAGAATATCAAGGTGGTCCAATTGATATTGCTGAGAACTTAGATCAGTATTTAAAAGTTGATAACTTAACTCCAGAAGTTATCAGTGGAACGACGAAATTAAAAAATACCTTAACCTCATCAACAGGAACTATTGTAGTTGATTCTACAAAAGGATTCCCAGATCAGTATGGTCTGCTTAAAATTGATAATGAAATTATC